CCGCAAAAACTCTAATCACTGACAGGTTCGCGCATGAAGACACGAGGGCGCCATTCTAGTGTATCGAAGTCGGTTGTTGTAGCTGGCGGTTTCGCCGAACGCCCAAATCCGCCCGATGACCTGAATAAACGACAAATCGAGATATGGCGGGAGGTTGTTTCGGGTGAAGATCCGAGCTTCTTCAAGACGGCGGTTTCGCGCGGGTTGTTGGCCGATTATTGCCGGAGACGGGCGACTTGCGAGGAGATAACAGCAGTTTTACAGACGACCGGCGAGGGTTGGGCCGACGATCCCCAGGCACTGGTGCGCTATGAGAAGCTACAGCGGATGCGGGACCGCGAGAACATCGCGACGGTAGTGCTGGCGACGAAGCTTCGGCTGACCAACCAATCGCGATATATGCCGGATTCGGCGGCTCGCATGGCAGCGAAGGCGGTTGCACAAGAGGATGTGCCGTGGGCAAAGCGCGGCTGACGCCGGCCCAGGAAGCGATCGAGTGGATCGAGGATTTCTGCATCGTCCCGGAGGGTAAGCTATACCGGCAGCCGGTGAAGCTGCGGCCTTGGCAGCGTGCCGAACTCAAGCGAATTTACGACAATCCGGCCGGCACCAGGCGGGCAATCCTCAGCTTCGGGCGGAAGAACGGCAAGACGGCGCTCGCGGCCTTTCTGTTGTTGTTGCATTTGTGTGGGCCGCAGGCCAAACGCAACAGCCAGTTGTTCTCGGCGGCGCAATCGCAGAAACAGGCCGGTGTTATATTCGACCTGGCGGCGCAGATTGTTCGTGAATCACCACGGCTTGAACGGGTTGTGGTTATTCGCGACACAGTGAAAGAACTAACCTGTCCACTGCTTGGCACCATCTACCGCGCGCTGTCCGCCGAAGCCAAGACCGCATTCGGGCTCTCGCCTTCTTTCATCGTTCACGACGAGCTAGGTCAGGTACGCGGCCCGCGCAGCCGGCTCTACGAAGCGCTGGAGACGGCGACGGGTGCGCAGGAGAACCCGCTATCGATTGTGATCTCGACGCAGGCGCCGACCGATGCGGATCTGCTCAGCGTGCTGATTGACGACGGCCTGGCGGCGCACGATCCGCGCGTCGTGGTGTCGCTCTACACCGCGCCGATGGATTTGGACCCGTTCGGCGACGAAGCGATCCGCGCCGCCAACCCGGCCTTCGGCGATTTTCTGAATCCGACTGAAGTTCTCGCGATGGCGGAAGACGCGCGCCGCATGCCGTCGCGCCAGGCCGAATTCGAGAACTTGATCCTCAACCGTCGCGTCGAGGCGAGCGCGCCGTTCATCAGCCGGCAACTGTGGCAGGCGTGCGGGGCCGATCCGTTGCCGCTCGACGGGCACCCGGTTTACGGTGGCCTCGACCTGTCGGCGGTGAACGATCTCACTGCGCTGGTACTCGGCGCGCGGATCGACGGCGTGTGGCAGATACACCCGAGTTTCTGGCTGCCGCTCGACGGGTTGGCGAATAAGGCCAGGGCGGATCGCGTGCCGTATGACGTTTGGCACCGCGACGGGCATCTGCTGGCGGCGCCCGGCAAGAGCGTCGATTACGAGTACGTTGCTGAGCATCTGCGCGGCGTGTTCGACCGCCAAGACGTGCGCAAGATCGGCTTCGACAGGTGGGGTTGGAGACACTTGAGGCCGTGGTTGCTCAAGGCCGGCTTCACCGAAGGCCAACTCGACGAGCACTTCGTCGAGTTCGGGCAGGGTTATCAGGACATGTCGCCGGCGCTGCGCGCGCTCGAAGGCGAGATCCTGAACGGTCGCATCGCGCACGGGGCGCATCCCGTGTTGAGCATGTGCATGGCGAACGCGGTGGTGAAATCCGATCCGGCCGGCAATCGCAAGCTGGCCAAGGATCGCTCGGCCGGGCGGATCGACGGCGCCATTGCCCTCGCCGAACTGTGCGGCGTCGCGCCGCTTGAGGACAGCCAGGAGATCGACATTCAGGCGATGATCGTCTGACCGCCGAAAGTCATTGAGGCCGCTTGGCGGCCTTCCTATCGCCTCCCAGGGGCATTCAATGCAGATGATCCGCAAGACCGCGGCCGGCAAGGCCGCAGGCAGCCAATCCTACGTGCTGAGCGACGCGACGATGGACCGCTACGGCGACATCATCGAGCCGGACGGTTGGCTGCTCGACGGGTTCCGCAGCAACCCGATTGCGCTGTTCAACCACTCGCCGCATCAGCCGATCGGCAGATGGCAGAACATCCGGGTCGAGGATGACCGCTTGGTGGCGGACTTCCAGCCGGCGAAGAAGGGCACTTCGCAGCGCACCGACGAAATCCTGTCGCTGATCGAGCAGGACATCTTGCGCGCCACCAGCGTCGGGTTCCGCGGCGTCGCGAGCGAGCCGATCGATCCGAAGCGACCGCTGGCCGGCACCCGCTACACCCGGCAGGAGTTGCTCGAAACCTCCATCGTCAGCGTCCCGGCCAACCCGGCGGCGCTCGCGGTAGCGAAGTCGCTGAACATTTCTGACGATACTATGGCCTTCGTCTTCGGCGGGCATGCCGGACAGAGACGGGACATAGCCACAACCGGCGGGCATGCCGTGACGCAACCCCGATCGAGGGGCACTCCCATGACAACCGAGAACCTCACCACGAGCCAGCAGATCGAAGACCGTCAGGCGCGGCTTAACGCGGCCCGCGACAAGCTGTTCGAGCACACCCGCGATCCCGATCACGACCCGGATGTAGCGGATAGTCTGAATGCTGAGATTGCCGAACAGGAACGGCGCCTCGCGTCGTTGCACGCCACCGAACGATCGCTTGCCATTCGTACCGCGCAGCAGCAGTTGTCACCGCCGCTGGCCGCGCCCGCGATCAATCGCCGGCCGCTCGGGCTACCGCAGAAAGAGCGGACACCAGGCGATTTGTACGCCAACCACTGCGTCGCACGCTTCATCGCTACCGCGCAGCGCATGTCAATCGATGCGGTGCTCGCCGAGCGCTATCCCGATGACGAGCACACCGCGGTGGTGACCCGTGCCGCTATCGCGGGCGCCACAACGACGACGGCCGGATGGGCCGCCGAGTTGGTGCAAGTTGGGCAGGGCGAGTTCATCAACAGCCTGATGCCGAACCAAGTGTTTCCAAAACTGGCGGCAATGGGCACTTCCTTGAACTTCGGTCCCAATGCCGGGGCAATCAAGATCCCGAGCAGGGCAGCGACGCCGAGCATCGGCGGCTCGTTCGTCGCGGAAGCAGCACCGATTCCGGTGCGCCGGCTGGGTACTACGTCGATCACGCTCTACCCGCACAAGGTTGGCGGCATCAGCGTGTTCAGCCGAGAGATCGGGATGTACTCGAACCCGGACATCGAGGCACTGATCCGCAAGAGCATCGTGGATGACACGCAGATCAACATCGATGCGCTGCTGCTCGACAATGTGGCGGTATCGACGACACGCCCCGCGGGATTGACCAACGGCGTGACGCCGCTCACCGCCACCGCGGGCGGCGGCTACACGGCGTTTCTCGGCGACATGCAAAAGCTGACATCGCCATTTTACGCGGCGAATGCCGGTCGCAAGCTGGCATTCTTGATGAACCCGGCGCAGCGCAATCAGTTGCTCTATGCGCCCGGTCCTGCGGGGGCGCCGTTCGGCTGGTCGACGCAGTTTACCGACATGTTCACGGTGATTGCCTCGACCAGCATTGCGGCCGGCTCCGTCTACATGATCGACGCGGCCGATTTCGTCAGCGTGTCAGGTGCGCCCGAGTTCGAAGTCTCGGAAACCGCAACTCTGCACATGGAGGACACCACACCACTCAATATCGGCACGGCTGGTGCGCCCGCCACCGTCGCGGCGCCGACGCAGTCGATGTTCCAAACCGCGCAGATCGCCGTGAGGATGGTCGCCAATGTGAACTGGGCGATGGTCCGCAGCGGCATGGTGCAGTTCATCGGCACCGGCGTGAACTGGGCGTAAGCAATGGGCGGGGCTTCGGCCCCGCTTAGTTTTGCGGAGGGAAATCGATGGCCGATGTGCCGCAGCCGACGCAGGCGCGCGCCGATTACGTCAAGGAAATGGTGCATACCGGGGAAACGGGTGCGCTGGCACCACCGCGCAATCTCGATGTGCCCTATGTCTCCGGCGACGGCACGGTCGGTGCCACGCTGAATTGCACGATGGGCAACTGGACCGGCGAGCCCACCGGCTACAGCTACAAATGGATGGCGGACGGAACCACGGCTGCCGAGGGTGCTGCGGCTGATTACACGGTAGGGGCCGGCGATGCCGGCAAGAACGTTACCTGCATCGTGACGGCGACGAACGCCGAGGGCTCGACCGCGGCGCCGCCGTCGAATGCCGTTGCAGTGGCGGCGGCATAAACCGAAACACGGAGGAAATAATGGAAACGAGCCGCAACCAACCACGCCACCCGACTGAACAAGCGCCGGCGCCGAACACGTCCGAAGCCGATCGGCGGGCTCAGGAGCGGGCCGCGAAGGAGCAGACCGACAAGGAAATCGCCGAGCGGGTGTCGTCGCCGCCGGAACAGCCGACCCCGACCCAGGAAGAAGCCGACGCCTTCAAGGAGGGTGCCGCCGAACCGCCCGCCGAGCCGCCGCCCGAAGCGCGCCACGGCGAGACCGCGCAGCACCGCCGCGAGCGCGAGCAGAGGGAGCGCGAAGAAAAAGAACGGCACGAGCGCGATGTGAAGCCGGAGCAAGGCCGCAGCGGTTACCAGACCCGCACCTGATGGCCAACTGGCTCACCCGAATGCTGCCGTGGGGGCGGGCGGGCGAGGGGCAATACCGCCCCGGACCGTATCTCCTCTCCCACGGTTGGCTACCCGCCGGCAGCCCGTGGAATTACTGGCAGAGCGGCCAGAACGTGCAGCCGTATGGCGAGCGCAGCGCCATGCTCGAAGCCTGCGTCAGTGCCTACAGCCAGACCGTGCCGATGTGCCCGGGCGACCACTGGCGGCTATTGCCCAACGGCGGGCGCGAGCGGGTCACCAACAGCGCGCTCGCGCGCATCATGCGGCGGCCCAATGATTACCAGAGCATCTCCGATTTCCTGCTGAACCTGACGCGCCGGCTTTATGAGCGTGGCGAGACGTTCGCCTTTGCCGTGCGCAACAACCGCGCCGAGATTGGCGAACTGCACCTGATGCGCGACGGCACCGCGCAGATCGCCGAAGATGGCTCGATCTTCTACTCGTTGAGCGGCAACGAGATCATCGAGCGGCGCATCCGGTTCGATGTGCCGATACCCGCGCGCGACGTGCTGCACGTCCGGTTACATACACCGCGGCACCCGCTGAAGGGCGAAAGCCCGATCCTCTCTGCCGCGCTCGACATGGCGATGAGCGGGGCGGCGCTGAGCCAGCAAGTTGCCTTCTACCTCAACCAGGCGCGGCCGTCGTTCCTGCTCGAAACCGACCTGCCGATGAAACGCGACCAGGCGCTCGAACTGCGGGCGTGGTGGGACAGCTACACGCAGGCCGAGAACGCCGGCAAGACGCCGATTCTGACGCACGGCCTCAAGGCGCATCCGATCCAGACCAACGCCGTCGACGGCCAGTTGGTCGAGATGCTCAAGATGACCGATCAGGCCATCGCGCTGGCGCTGCGGATTCCGCTGCAAATCCTCGGCATCGGCGGCACCACGTACTCCTCCACCGAACTCTTGATGCAGGATTGGATCGCCAAGGGGCTCGGGTTCACGCTGAACCACATCGAGGAAGCCTTCGGGCAGCTGTTCCAGCTTCGCGGCGTGCCCGACGAGTACCTCGAACTCGACACCCGGGCGCTGCTCCGCTCGGCATACCGGGAGCGCATCGAGGGACTGGCGCGCGGCGTTATCAGCGGCATCTACAGCCCGGACGAGGCGCGCGCGCAAGAGGATTTGCCGGCGGTTCCGGATGGCCACGGTGCCGAACCCAGGGTCCAGCAGCAGGTCGTGCCGCTCAGCTATGGCAGCGATATGCAGCCGCCGACGCCGCAACCGGCGCAACCCGCCGCAGATGGCGTGAATAGCGGCGATGTGCCCGCCGATGGGAGTGGCGATGCAACCAAATTCGCTGAATGGGCCGCTCGTGGCTTCGACGCCGAGTACGAACGTGGCCAACGCGCCGCTTGAAGCCATCGCCGAAGCGCTTGGCGCGCGGCTCGGTTCGATTGCCGCTCGCATCGAGCGTGAACTGAAGCTTTCCGTCGCTGCACTCGTCTCGGAGGTTCGCGCCGAGCGGGCCGAGGCCGAGTTGCGCGTCGAGCGGCTTGTCACGGCGCGCCTTGCCGAACTCAAGGACGGCGAAATCGGGCCGCCGGGACCGCCGGGCGAGCGCGGCGACAAGGGCGAGCCTGGCGACGGCATCCAGGGACCGCCCGGTGAACCGGGCATTCCGGGGCCGCCAGGGGAGCCGGGCGAACCGGGCGGCGAAGGGCGCAGCTTCACAATCCGCGGGACGTGGAATCCGGCATCCGAGTATCGCGCGCTCGACGTGGTGATGCTCAACGGCGCGAGCTTTGCGGCGCGAGTCGATGGCCCGGGTCCGTGCCCCGGCGAAGGCTGGCAGATGCTCGCGGCGCAGGGCGGATACGGCAAGCCGGGCAAGCCCGGCGAGCGGGGCGAGCGCGGCCCGCCGGGGCCGACGCCGACCGCGCTCGAAGTCGATCCCGAGGGCATGCTGACGCTGCGCTTTGGCGACGGCACCGCGCTCGGCTGCGATCTCTACCCGCTGCTATCGCGGCTCGCCCGGTGAATTACTACCGCATCACCCGCGTCATCACGCCGGCGACGAGCCTCGATCTGGTGACGCTCGACCAGGCCAAGGCATTGCTCGGCATCGATCCCGCGGACACCTCGAAGGACGCGCAGATCAGCCAGCACATCAGCGCGACCTCGGCGGCGATCAACAATTACTGCGACCGCGTATTCGTCCAGCAGGTTTATCGCGATCAGGTCCGCAATGCTTACGGCGGCTACGGCGAGCCGTTTGTGACCCGGCAATATCCTATCGCGGTTGACGTTGCCGGCGTGCCGCTAGTCGCCGTCACCGAAGCCGGCGTGGCGCTCGATCCGGCATACCTCGAGGTCTACCCCGAGGCCGGTAGCCTCTACCGGCTCGACGGGACGGCGGCGCCTTATGCCTGGAACACCGCGACGCTGGTGGTCGACTACACCGCCGGCTTCGATCCGATCCCGGCCGACGTGCAGGGCGCCTGCCTGGAGTGGATTTCGATCCGCTACAACGCGGTCGGGCGCGATCCATCGGTGCGTTCCGAGACAATCCCCGACCTCATCACCCAGGTCTACAGCAGCGCCGGCGATACCTCGGACGCAACGGCGATGCCGGGATCGGTCAGCGAGTGGCTCACCCCGTACCGGATCAGTTGGGCGCTGTGACGCCGCAGACACTCATCTCCCGTCTCGACGCGGCCATTGCCGGCTACGGCCAGACGGTCACCTTGCAGCGCACGACGGTCGACCCGGTGACCGGCGCCAACACCATTTCCGAACAGGTCGAGGCGCCGGCGGCGGTGCGCAACTTCGGGCCGCAATCGCTCGAAGCCGGCGAGTCGCAGGAAATCCGCGTCGTGCTCAGCCCAACTGGCCTCGGCAGCTTCGGTGTCCCGAGCC